CGCTGCAAAGCGGACCCCACCAGGCGAGGAATCGCCCGTCCATCGTGCTGTAAAGCCACTTGATGAGAGCCGACGCGTTCTCAAACTTAATCTCCGACAAGAGCGGGTGCTCCTCGGTGATGTCCTCAAATACCGCGTTGATGATAGTTTCGGGAAGTACGTTATCAAACCCGCTCAAAGCTTGTTTCGGGCTCGAGGACTTCATTGCCTCGATGATCTTCTGGTAGTACTTTGTTTCTTCAGATGTCAGCGCCCTAATCCCACGGCCGGCCAGGATCTGGTTGTCTGCCGACTGGACCATGCCCCTGGCTTCGGCCAGGACAGCATCTTGCAATACTTCCGTGTACTCTAAAAAGGCATCTGAAAATGCTTCCTCGTTGCCGTCTTTGACGGCCTGGTTAATTTTAGCCACGATTCCAGCTTTTTGTTTTGCGAGTTGGTCAAGATTTTTCATGTTAAACTCTCCTTTCGGCAGCAAACAATGCCGCCAATAAATTTTTAGGTTTATTTTGAGCTGGTGGTTCCGGCTCGGGCTCTGGTTCAGGCGGTTCGGGTTCGGGCTCCGGATCTGGTTCAGGAATATGTTGTTTTGCCGCGGCCTGCCTTTCAAGAATCATTTCCGCCATTCGTTTTCGTAAGCTTTGACTCGCAACCATCCCGGTTGTTGCATAATTTACAATTTGAGTTGCAAAGCCCATCTCTAAGGCGTCTACTGCAGACAACCAGGTTTCCGCGTCCATCATGGCTTTAAGCTCTTCTTCGGTGATATTGATATGATTCATGTAGGCATTGATGGATGCCGCATTAATAGTTTCTAAGTCGTCGGCTTCTTTGCGAAGCTGATTCTGGTCACCTATAGCAAACATCCAGGCATTGTGTATCATCAACAGGGAAGCATTAGACATAATCCGCTCATCCCCGGACATAAACACAACGGACGCCACAGAGCAGGCAAAACCATCGCAATACGTTTTTACTTTCGCTTTGTGCCGCCGTAAGGAGTTGTATATTGCCAATCCTTCGGCCACTTCCCCGCCATAGGAATTAATAAAGACGTTGATTACACCAACGTCCAGATCCTCAATTTCCCGGGCCAAGTTGTAACTGCTGACGTCAGTTTCATCCCAGGGCCAGCTGGTAATGTCGCCATAAATATAGATGCTGGCCTCATCCCCCTCGGTTGCAAGTGAGTAATAACGCTTTTCCAAACGGTCTTCCTCCTTTCTGAATAAATTACCCGTCTCCGGCAATCACTGCTTCAACGGGTGAATAGTTTTTAGTTATCCACCTGGTTGTACTCCAATCAGTAGCCAGCGGCTCCATCCCCAGCGTTTTTAGTACGTCGTCTATTGTGTAACCACCGATCCGAAGCAGGGTTTCCAGGGCACCGGCAATATCCTTGATGTCATGGGCGCGGATCATGCTAGTATTGATGCGCATGTATGTGCGCTCCAGAAAAGCACGCTTGCCGTAATATTTTCGGTTCACCTCATCGTTGATAAGCTCTGCCAGCGGATTGATGCAGAAAGTTAAAAAGTTGTCCATCGCCTTTTCAGTATCCGCTACGCCACCTTTAAGCAGGACGGGCGGCACCTGGAATGCAATAGCTACAAAGTCAAACACATCATCAATAAAAGCCCGGATCTGTGCGTTATCAGTCCCGCCTTTAACACCGATGTTGCTGGCCAGTTCGTCATACTCTAGGCCGTTTGTCAGTGGTAGCACCGCACCAGATTCGGCCTCAAAGAACCGCTTGAACTTCTCACTAAATAGTTTTTCAAGCTCCTGTTGCGCCTTCTCGGTTTGTGGGTAACTCGCCGGCACCTTCAATACGCCGTGGCGCGAATGGTTCCGCTTGTAGTTGACCTGAGCCGCCGCGATCAGCTTTGAATAGCTATTATACAACCCATCAATGACGTTCCGAATTTTTTCATTATGCAGTTCAAAGTGAAAAACTTCGGATTCCCTATAGGACCGATTTAATTGAAAATCATCAACTACAATCCCCCGGTAGATATATTCACGGAAAGCGTATTTATCAACATCAAAGCTGTCTGCTACATAAAAGTAGTCGTTATATTGCACGACTAGGCATTCGTTGTTGTAAACCAGTTTACTGATTACGTCCCGCCAGAACTTCGAGGCGCTTTTATTTGGGTTCGGTTCAACGTTGAATAGGTAATAGTTTTCGCGTCGGACCTCCTGGCCGCGCTCAAAAGTTTGGAACTCGGCTTTACTTAAGACGTTGGCGATCAGGTTGATGCAAGACTGGATCGCTAGTTGTTTGAAATATATCTCGGTGGTTAATTCGCCAATCATCGCGCTCAGTTCAAGAGTTTTCTTGTTCTTGTCAAAGAGCGATAAAAACCAATCCCATACCGTCACCTGCTCACCTCCCGTCAATAAGTATAAACGTCCAGGCTTAATACATCTTCCTGCGGTTCCTCGAGTTCCGCGTCCTTGCTGAGCGCATGAAGCAAAGCAAAAAACCCGTCAGTCTTGCGGGTTTTTGGTTCAATCTTCAGGTATGTTATATTCCCCTTCTTATCCATCTCCTGGCAGACATTGTTTGTATACCAGCGCATGGTCGGGTTGTCCCCAAATACCAAAGTTTCTTCAGCGAATATCTGTTCAATCAGCGGGGCCACCTTCGCATGGGTAATTGGCCCACTGCGGACCTCGGTTAGCGGCAGTCCTTTCTGTGTAAATTCAGATTCCAGCAAGGACGCCCGGTAACTGTCGCAAGCAATATCGATTATGTGGTAATTCTTTGCCTGTTCCAAAAACCAGCCGGCAATATCGGCAGCGCTGATATTAGGCCGATTGATAATAGTAATCAGCCCCCGGTCAACCATCTCCTGAACCGGGAATTTGATCGGCCGGCTCTCGATCTCCAGTGCCAGGTGACATACAAAGGTGTGTTCAATCCAGTACCGCTTGCCCTGATACTTAAACAGCAGCCCACAGGAGGCAAAGTCGGTCGTCCGGGCATAGTCAATCGCACCTAAGCACTGCATCCCTTCCAAGGCATCGTAAGGTATTGGTTGGTTTGTCGCTAATATCTTTTCCCAAGGAGCAACTACAGTGAAGTTATCTTGAGCTGGCATGTTCATCCGCTTGGTCATAAAGTCAATCGCAAGATGAGCCTGATATTTCATCTTGACGAATACTTTTTCTAGCTCTTTTTGGAGCAGTGGAAAATATGGCAAAGAGGGGTTTGCTTTTACCCAATTTGCCGGGTCATTTACTTCTTCCTTGTCATCCAACTTGTAAAGCAACGGCAGAAATCCAAGGTCTTTTATCTCGCCCGACAGCACCCGTTTTGCCAGGTCCAGTTGCTCATCCAACACTCCACCGCGAACATAACCATTCGTGGTGATGTAAAACGTCCGGCTATGCTTTTTCTTTCCAAAACCGGACGTAAACACTTTTATCATTTCCCAATCTTCGTATTCGTGAATTTCGTCGAAGATTAGACAGGCGGTTCGCTTACCGTCTTTGGTTTTCGCGTTAGATGTATTGTACTTGATGTAACTGTTAGTCCTTAGGTTTATTATTTGCTGCTTGGTTTTGTAGAAAAACTTCTTTGACTTCTTCCAAGTCCGTTCCAGGACATTGTACACGTCTTTAAAACTGGTTTCGGCTTGGTCCTCGCTATTAGCAATGATGTCAATATTATAGCCCTTCACACCGTGATAATGGGTCGTCAGGTACCAGGCAATGGGGCTGATAAACCCATTCTTACCGTTCCCCCGGCCCATCATAATCAAAAATTCATCAAACACCACCATGTCGGTACTGTGATAGTAACAATGGACCAAAGCCAATATAAAAAGCTGCCAGTTAAGCAGCGTAATTTCAAAATAGCGTTCTATCAGTTCGACGGCTTTTTCAATCATGTCAGCCCGAATGATTACATCGGGGTGGTCCAGCTTGTCCTCAATGTAATCCATTGCCTGCTTCAGTTCTTTGCAGGCCGGAATCTTGCCGGACCGAACACCGTCGATATAGTTATCAATATACGGGTGGTAATTCCTCCGCCTCTTTTGCATTTACATGGTCACCACCTCCACCGGTTACATTTCTTCGTCCAAATCAAGATCAGGATCCATAGGCCGGGCTTTGAGGCCCAGCTCACTGAGTATCTTCAGCATCTGGGCGTTGGTCTTATTAAGCTCGGCTATAGACTCATTTTTCTTGTAACCGGATTGTACTACCTCCCCGTCCCGATTGTATATTTCCCATCTAATGGAAACGCCTCGCTCCTTGATGTCCTTGATAAGTTTATTCTTGATGTCCCATAGCGCCATGTAGTCATTGACCAGGTCCAGGTAATGCTGGCCATAAATTCCCTGCCGCTCCAACTGGTCAATGAGGTCCTGTTTAATTTGCGATTTTTTACTTCTGGCCACTTATACCACCCCCGGTCACGTGAAAAAATAGTGAAAATCTGTTTTGTAAGT